AATGAGGTTGATGGTGTGGTGTTGTTCATCGGCAATATTGTCATCAAGGCCGATTTGAACCCGTTGGAGACGCAGGAATTTAATTACTCGACGTTCATTTATGAGCGGGACGATTCCAGTATTTTCGGTTATGGCGTACCTAACCTGATTAACAACCCGCAGCGCATGGTGAACGGGGCAATTAGAACCATGCTAGAAAATGCGGGCCTATCGTCGGGGCCGCAGATCGTGGTGAACCGTGAAGTGATTGAACCCGCTGACGGCAATTGGACGCTATCGGCGCGAAAGATTTGGTTCATGAAAGGGTTTAACACCCGTTTGCGCGATGTGTTTGATGCGTTTGAAATCAACAGCCACCAGCCTGAACTAATGGGGCTGTTTCAATTAGGCCAACAGTTGGCCGACGACGTTACGGCATTGCCGATGTTGGCGCAAGGCGAGAAAGGCGATGCACCGGACACCGCCACCGGCATGTCCATGCTGATGAACTCGGCTAACACGGTGCTTAAACGGGCGGTCAAGGGGTTTGACGACAATGTGACTAGCCCGATGATTCAGCGGTTTTACGATTGGAATATGCAGAACAGCGACAAAGCGGACATCAAGGGAGATTTTACGATTGAGCCACGGGGTTCTAGTGCTTTGTTAGTGAAGGAAACGCAGACGGCGGGGCTGTTGAAGACGATGGAGTTTGCCGCCAATCCGATCTGGACACCACTGACCAAGCTGACAGGGTTGTACCGGAAGGCGATTGAAAGCCAACGGTTAAACCCGGATGAGATTGTCAAGGATGACGAGGAAATTGAGAAGGATGCGCAACGGCAAGCCGAGAGCCAGCAGCAGCAGATGCAAGCGGCGATTGAGGAACTGCAAGCCAAGATTATGAAGCTTCGCGCCGAGGCTACCGCCAAGAACATTGACGCATTGTATTCAAGTACGCAAGCGGCGGGGATTGTGGCGGGCAATCCGGTATTGGCAGATGCCGCCGACCAGATCAGCCAAAGCGCGGGGTTTGTCGATCACAACGCACCGCCGATTATCCCGCAACAGGCGATACAACCGAATGCCGCGCCGGTTGATGTGCGGCAGAATACTAGCCCGATGTTTCCGCCAAGGCCGCAAAGCGCGGATGCGGGGATGATGGGCGAAATTGAAACCACTAACCCATAAAGGTGACTCCATGAAAAAAGGCAAAGGCAAAGGCGGCGGCAAGAAGTGCTGACCATCGACACCCACAGCGAAACATGGCAAGCGGTTTCCGGGCATTGCCGGAAAAGCCGTGAAATAGCCGTGAACCAACTCGCGGAAATGGTAGAAGAACGGGACGCTGACTTTTTGCGCGGACGTATCAGTATGTGTGCTGAAATACTCGCCCTGAAAGACATGCCTCCTAAAACAGAATCAACCATCATTAATAATTTCTAATGAGCGATACCAACATCGAACATGAAGACGACCAAGCCTTGTGGGATGAAGTCCTGCAAGAGCGGGAAGGTGACGACGATAGCGGCGATTTGCCGGAAAGATTTGACGACGATGCCAGCGCATCCTCAACCCAAGCACCAGCAGAAACCGACTGGAAAGCCCAAGCCGAACAGTGGAGCAGCCGCTATGCTCAACTAGAGCATGAGGCCAAGTCAGACCGTGGGCGAGTGTCCGCACTGACCAAGCAGAATGCCGAGTTAAAGGCATTGATAGAACAAGCCGGAAACGGCAACGACGACCAGCCTAGCCAACGCGAAACCCGCCAAGCCCTCAACGACCCGGCGAAATGGGCCGAGTATGAGGAAAATTGGCCGGATGAGGCCGAGGCGATCAAGGCTTATCTAGCGCAAGAACGGCAACAGATCAGGCAGGAGATACTTAACGAGGTATCGCCCTATCTGAACTACATCCAGCAAACTAGCCAGCAATCCGCGCAGGAGCAATTCCTCGCGGCAGTGGCAGACGACGATCATCTGGATTGGCAAGACATTTGGCGATCCAAAGATTTTGGCGACTGGTTCAATGCGCAACCGGAACCCGTTAAAGCACTGCATCAGTCAACCAACCCGAAAGACATCCATTGGTTGCTAGACACTTACAAACAAACGCACGGGATCAACACCGGCAAAGCCGATGCCTTGCAACGGCAACGCCAGCAACGCTTACAGCGGGCCGAATCGGTCAATGGGGCGAGAATCCCCAAAGCCGGAAGCGCACCGCAAGACGAGGATGCCTTGTGGGAGTGGACGGCACGGCAGCGGGAAGCCAAGAAGCAACGGATGGCAGGATAGTTTAAGTTTTACCCCGTTTGCGGCCTTGATTGCAACGCCGCAGACGGGTAGAGGAATCTGACGAGTCAACCGAAGGCCGCGATAGCCGCCGCATGGAACCCCTCAGTGAACGAAAAAAAGAACCCATTTTTTTATTCACGATTTACGAGAGGTAAACCATTATGGCTACCGGCACTACAACCTATGGCGACATCAGCCAGCGCACCGCAACATGGGCCGCGCAAGAGATGTTGGAACACGCAAGGCCCATCATCGTCTTGGGTAATTTTGGCAGCGTTAAACCCATTCCGAAAAACAAAGCGGATAACGTCAAGTTTCGCCGTCCCGTCCCGTTCGCCATTTCTACCACGCCACTGGTGGAAGGCGTAACGCCAAGCCCAAAAACGATGGCTTACGAGGATGTTAGCGTTAAATTGGAACAATACGGCGACGTGCATACCCTCACTGACAAAGTGGCGGATTTGAGCGAAGACCCGGTTCTATCCGACATGACCATGCTCTCCGGCGAACAGGCCGGGGAAACCATTGAAATGGTGACGTATGGCGTGGTCAAGGGCGGAACCAATGTGGCCTATGCCAATGGCGCAGGGCGCAGCGCCGTCAATACCGTTGTAACGCTTGGCTTGTTGCGCGGGGCTGTGCGCAACTTGGAAAGCAATCGCGCCAAGCGTATCACCAAGATTCTCGCGCCAAGCGTCAATGTCGAAACCAAGCCGGTTGAGGCGGGTTATATTGCATTCTGCCATTCCGATTGCGCGAATGACATCCGCAACATTGCCGGGTTTACTCCGGTTGCCCAATACGGCTCCCGCCAACCGCTGCATGAACGCGAACTCGGCAGCGTGGAAGACATCCGCTTTATCACTTCGCCCTTGTTTACGCCGTGGGCCAGTGCGGGCGGTAGCACTTCCACAATGATCTCTACCAATACCACCAATGCCGATGTCTACCCAATTCTGATCGTGGCGCAAGATTCGTTTGCCACCACGCCCTTGCGCGGACAAGGCAGCATTAGCCCTATCGTGCTGAATCCGGGGACTCCAAGCAAATCAGACCCGCTCGGACAAACCGGGTTTGTCGGCTGGAAGACGTGGTTTGCGGCCCTCATTCTGAATGAGGCGTGGATGATCCGGCTTGAAGTGGCTTGCACTGACCTGTAACGGGTTGGATGAGAAGATAACAGGGTGGTAATCCGCCCTGTTTCATGACTGATTTACGAGGGTTTGATTATGCACAATTTAGCTGCAATGAGTATTACCGCCACGCTTTGCCTAAGCAAAGCGGGACTGGCGGAAGGAACCAACGCCAACACCATCAAAATTGCCGCACCAAACGGGGCGGGGGTTGACTACATCATCAACGGCTTGTTTTACCACAAGGCCGATGCCGACAACATTGCGATGACCGCCGCCGCCGCGCAAGCCGACCTGACTACTTGCCTATATCTGGTGCAGTTGGACACTGACGGCAATGTTAGCACGGTGAAGGGCGACGAAGTGTTGACCGCCAAGTTAATAGCCGGGGCAGTCGGTTTGCATTGGCCAGCACCCACGGCGGGTAAATGCCCGATTGGTGCGGTCAAGGTGGTCACGGATGGTACGACATTTACCGCCGCAACCACTGATTTGGGGGCGCAGTATGTGACTGATACTTACTATGACTTCCCGGCGATTCCGGGCTACACCCTGTCGAGCTAAACAACTGTAACAACCGTTTGCGCCGGAACTTGAAACGTCCGGCGCATGGGTCACAAGCGAGGTATTTATGAGCGATAAAGAAATCAACTATGGCGACATGGAAATACAAGAACTGCGCGATTTGGCGATCTTGCAGGGCTTGACCGTCACCGGGGCGATGAGCAAGGAAACTCTAATCGAGTTGTTGACCGAAACCAAGCCCGCCGATTTATTCAAGGACACCAAGGCGGAAGCCAAGCCGAGCAAGCGGGAGGCCAAGGAGGGGAAGAACAAAGCCGCAGCCGAGGAACGGGTTTGGATTGAAATCCAGAAAACCGCCGAGGCGATGGGTAGCGATGATGTCATTGTTGGGGTGAATTTCAAAACCTACCAGATCAAGCGGGGCGTACCCGTGGCGGTTCCTAAGTCCGTGGCGGAAGTGCTAAAAAATGCCGTGCGTTCCATCTATAAATGGAATGAGACGACCCAAGAAAAGATTGAAACCCAAGTCCCGGCTTATCCGTTTGCACTGGTGATGCCGCCGCAATGACCTACGAAGAACTGAAACAGTATTGGCGTTCATTGTCGGCTGACAATGCTGAGCCATATCTGTTTTGCGATGAATTGCTGGACATAGCTGCCAACGAAGCGATACGCGAAGCGGTTTACCGGGCCAAGCTGATCCGCGATGCCACCAGCACAATGACGCAATTAGCAATCACGTCTAGCAGTTCCAGCTATGACTTGAACGCCAAGATTTTCCAGATTGAGCGGGTCACGATCAACGGCAACACCTTACGCATTCGATCAAAAAACTATTTTGACCAATGCATTTACAAGTGGGCGGAAAAGACCGGAACGCCCACCGATTATGTGACCGACATCGAAACCGGCACGATCCTGTTCTACCCGAAGCCAGACGCGGCTTATACCGCCAAGCTGACGGTGTTTAGGTATCCATTGCAGGATGACGATTTAAGCGAGTTGCCTAACTCCTGCCATGCCGACCTGAAACACTGGATCGACCATATTTATTACGGCAGTCAGGACATTGACCAAGGCGACCCGCGTTTAAGCCTGAAAGCCGAGACATTATTTACCCAACGGTTTGGCCCACGGCTAAACCATAACAGCCATGCGTTCATCTCGGGCAATGCGCCGATGACCGCCGGAACCACACCCTTAGCCTAAGAGAACCATCATGACCGCACCTAGCCGCAGACCTTCATTCACCGAAGCCACTTGCCCGACTGCAAAAGCCGCCGCCGATGCCGGTATCACCGCCGCTTATATAGACGGCAATCTTCGTGTTCCGACTGGCTACACCAACCTACCCTATCCCAATGGGTGGGATGACCCGGCAGCGGAAGAAACCCTAGCCAGTCTGACCGTGACCGGGGCCGTTGCGGTAGGCGGCGATGTTGCCGTCAATACCGACAAGTTCACCGTGGCCGGGGAAACTGGCAACACGGCGGTTGGTGGAACGCTCGCCGTCACCGGAGATGTGGCGGTTGCCACCGACAAATTTACGGTAGCATCCGCTTCTGGCAATACCGTTGTGGCTGGAACCTTGGGCGTGACAGGGGCGGCGACATTGACCGGGGCTTTGGCAGTGGGAACAAACGTGACCATGCCTAAGGAAGTCAATCACACCGTTTCAGTTGACCGCAGCACAACCGCCGCCACCGCAGGGGCCACTTTGACGGTGATATCAGGGGGCGCAACTAGCGGCAGCACCGACAAGGCCGGGGGCGATTTGACCTTATCGGGCGGCATTGGCACGGGAACCGGGGAAAGTTCGGTCATCTTGAAAGCCGCAGCTTCCAGCGGAACCGGCACGACCAGCAACACACCCGCTGCCGTGCTGACCATCACCGGGGCGAAGATGGGGTTTTTCGGACATGCGGCAGCCGCACAACCGGCGATCAATACCGCCGCGCTGACCAGCATCACTCACACCGCACCGACTACGCCGGATTATGCGCTACAAGACTTGGTGCAAAACACCGGATTTGGGTTTGCCACCGCTGATGAGGGCAATACTGTGTTGTCGGTCATCCTGAATTTGCAAACGCGGGTTGCCGAGTTGGAAACTAAACTGAAAGCTGTCGGGTTGATGGCAGCAGCTTAATCAAATGACTTGCGACAACGGCAAATACCAACTCTACGCCGAAGACACCAAGGAGTTGCAGCTTAACTCGGGCGTAGGCTTGGACGAGTTTAGCTATCAAATCGAATATGCGCCAGAAGTGAACGGGGTGGAAACGCTGACTGATTTGAGCGGCTACACCGGGGAATGGGTGTTTAAAGACGTGGCGGAAAGTAGCGTTTTGACGTTGACCACGGCTAATGGCGGGTTGATATTCAATGCAAACAACACTGACGGGTTGATTTACCCGTATGCCACCGCAAACCAAATTACCGCCATGAATCCAAGAAGCGGGCGCGGGCAGTCACGGTTTACCCTGTTCAACGCGGACGGCAAAGTGGTTGCCGGGTTTTATAAACCGTTTCGCTGGATTTCATTCTAATGGCGGGGACTACGCTTAACACGCTATCGCCACGGGTTGAGGTTTTCCGCCTCACCAAGACTAACCCGGTCACGTTGCGGATTGGCTTGGCAAAAGGCGCAAAAGGCGAACCGGGCCATTCCTTCACCGACTACCCGGCAGCGACGGCTTTAGGCGGGCATCGGATGGTGGCATTGATTGACGGGGAGTTTGTCTATGCTGACCACACCAACCTAGACCATATCGCCGCCGTGGTCGGCATGACCACCGGGGCGGTTGAGCAAGGCGAGTTTCCAACCGTGTTGACGGATGGGGAAATCGCCGAACCGACATGGACGCTGACCCCAAACACGGCTTTTTATTTGCTGGAAAACGGGCTGATTGGCACGACTGCACCAAGCACCGGCTTTGTGCTGGAATGCGGCCTAGCGACCAGCGACAAGAGCATTTTTATTCACATCGGCAAGGCATGGGCTAAAGGTTAAATCATGGCAGTTGAACGGTTCTTTTACGATAACGGCGGCAGAAAAACCGATAAAGAGGCGGCAACAACTTCAACGGGTGCGCCTGACGCGGGAAAAATAGTCGCTTTAGACACGACTGGTAAGCTGGACATTACCATGATGCCGACAGGTGTTACGGCAGAGGCTAAATCTGTTGTTGCATCCGAAGCGTTGAGCGGCGGCAACCTCATTAATCTATGGCTGGATGGCGCAACGCTGAAAATGCGCAAAGCCGACGCGACTACCGCAGGGAAAGAAGCAGACGGCTATGTAAAGGATGCGGTATTAAACGGGGCAAGCGGCACGGCATTTTTCGATTCGATCAATACCGGCATAAGCGGACTGACACCGGGAACCATTTATTTCCTCGACACCACGGCAGGGGGCGTTACCGCTACCGCACCAAGCGCAACGGGCAATGTAGTGCAGGAAATCGGCAAGGCCAGTGCCACCGGAGAGTTGATTTTTCGCCCGGAAGGGCGCGGATGGGTGAAGGGTTAGCACTTATGGTTGATCGTGTCCCGTTTGTCAATGTCAATGGCAGACCGCAAACATTGTCATCAGGCGATAGTCTGGTGGATGAGGGCGGCAACCCGATAGGCGGCGGCGGGTCTTCCTCCGGCGACGCGGGCGCAATCCAGTTGTCAGACGGCGCGGGCGGTTTGACTTCGGCGGCGGGGTTGAGCCACGACAGCGATAATAATGTCACCTCGTTTCCGGGGAGGATTCAGGGATTTGACGTTGCTTTAGAAACGACAGAAGGCAGCATTCTATATTTTGACGATACCAATGGATTCTTGATTCAGGACAACTCGCTTTCAGGGGTAGCCATCAGCGCTCTCGGCCCATTTTTCTTTTCGGGTTCGGCGATGGATTTTGTATCCACCGGATTAATCAGTTTTACCAACGTATGGTTAGGGGGGACACCCTCCCGCACCCCGCTCACCATTGATTTAAAC